CAGCTTGTGTTGCAACGATGAGTGATGGAGATCATGTTGGTCAAACAATTACTATTGCATTGATTGCAACTGCACCAACAAGTTTTAAAGTTACACCAAGTAATTTCTTAGATCATTCGGGTGGATCAAACACCAAAGTTAGTATTCCCGGCATCGGTTCAAGTGCAACCTTGTTGTGGACAGGAAGTAAGTGGATTGTAACCTCTTTAGTAGGAAATGCTGTTACAAGCACATAATTGATAATCTTATTTGAAAGTGAAAAAACATGGAAGATAATATTAAACTTGATAAAATTAAAGAAAAACGTGAAACTCTTATGGAACAATTCAACAGTCTACAAGATAGAAAAAAAGAATTGTTGAGACAAATAGAACTTGTTGATACCGATATAGTTACAATGAGAGGAGCAATTCTCTTGTGTAATGAATGGGTCACAGAATTAGAACCAGAAACTTCTAAAGAAGAAGAGGCAAATGGCGGACAAACGAATAACTGAGTTAAATGCTCTAACAACTCTTAATAATGCAGATGAACTTGTAGTTTCAGATACTTCCGCAACTGAAACTAAAAAAATAACTGTAGCAAATTTTAAAACAAATGTAGTTGGATCTGCACATACTGTTCAAAACAATGGAACTGGTCTTACACAACGGGCCAATCTTAATTTTGACGGAACACACGTAATTGCAACTGATGACTCTGGTAATAATCAATCAGATATTACATTAAGTACAAACCTTCAAGCAGTATCGGGATTGACATCTGCTGCAAACAAGGGAATACAATTTACTGGTTCTGGAACAGCAGGTGTTTTTGATTTAACTGCAGCGGGTAAAGCATTATTGGATGATGCAGATGCAGCTGCACAAAGAACGACACTTGGATTAGGTGCATTATCAACGGCTGCATCAGTCACAACTTCTCAAATTGCAGCAGGAACTTTGGTTACTGAATCGGAGACTATCGGATCTAATGATAACGATACAACGATTCCTACATCTGCAGCGGTTAAAGCATATGCAGATTCGGTTGGTGGTAGTGGAAATAAATTTACAACAATTGCAGTTGCAGGACAAGATAATGTTGTTGCAGATACTTCAACTGATACTCTGACACTTGCAGCAGGATCTAACGTAACAATCACCACAACTGCTGGAACAGATACAGTTACCATTGCATCTTCTGGTGGTGGAGGTGGATCAAAACACGTTATTCAAAATAGTGGAACTGGATTAACTGCACGAGCTAATTTAAACTTTGATGGAACTCATGTTATTGCAACTGATGATTCTGGAAATAATCAATCTGACATTACACTAAGTGCTAATCTTCAAGCAGTATCGGGATTAACTTCAGCTGCGGATAAAGGTATACAATTTACTGGTTCTGGAACGGCAGGAGTTTTTGATTTGACTGCTGCTGGAAAAGCACTTATTGATGATGCAAGTGCATCCGCACAAAGAACAACTCTTGGATTGGGCCCACTTGCAACACTTGCAGCAACAACTGCATCTCGAGCATTAGTTTCTGATGGTTCTGGAATCGTATCTGCTGCAACAACAACCTCTGCTGAGATTGGATATGTTAATGGAGTAACAAGTGCAATTCAAACTCAGATAAATGGGAAACAACCAACAATTAGTGCATCTGCAAGAATTGATGCTGCCCATATTCATAATGGTACTGTAACAAATACTGAATTTGGTTATCTGGATGGAGTTACGAGTAACATACAAACTCAATTAAATTCCGCAGGAACTACTCTCGTAGGATTGTCTGATACTGGAATATCTTCAAGTGCAGCAGGACAAACACTTATATATGATGGATCTAACAGTTATGATAATAAGCAGATTAAAGTAATGCAAGACAACTCTGCATTTACTACTGCATTTCCTATGATTGATAGTTCTCACATATACAGAGTTACAGCAGTTAGTGGATCAAGTCATTATACTTTTTCAAATTATAATTCTGATGGAACAGATCAAAATGATCCATCCTTATATCTTTTATGTAATCACACTTATGCTTTCTATCTCAATTGGGGTGGTGGTCATCCTTTTGCAATTAGAACAGGAGCATCTAGTGGAGGTGCAGGAACTAATTTGTCTGCATCAAATGGTGGTGACAATCTAGTACACATTGCTACGGATGGTACAGTAACAACAGGAACATCTGCAAATGCAAAATCTACTGGATGGTTAATCTGGCAGATACCTAATTTTAGTGCAAAACAAAATGCATCTACTGGAAATTATGGTTATCAATGTACTTCTCATGCAGCCATGTTTGGTCAAATTTACATAGGAAGAGTACAAGACTTATATGGATCTTGGTAATTAATATGAAATAAAAATATGAATCTATTTGATGATTTGAATGAAAAAAATTATGTTCACTTTGCAATGAAATATTACATGAATATTCAATGTACTTCAGTTGAAGAGTTTAACGAAGATTTGAACAAAATAAAATATGTAAAGAGATTGTTTAATCGATTTCTAGAAACTGGTGAATTACGAATCAATCTGATTATGAATCACTTGATTGTAATTTACAATGTGTTTGAGACAGAGGCTGCAACTCGTATGTTGTTTTTTAGGGTAGAGAAAAGATTCTATTCTATATTGAAACCCTTTCTTC